CAACCTACTAAGGCTGCTAAACCGCCTTGCAGTATTTGTGATAAATTTACTTGCGTTTTCATTACATTAAAACATTAAGTAAAGTAGCTATAGATATACCGGCTATTATCCACCCGTATATTTCCGCTCTAGTAGGTCTAGTGTTTATATCTTTTTGGAGTTCATCTAACTTATTAAAAATTTTCTCTATATCAAGCATTATCTTGGCCGTCATTTCCTTTTGCGTGTAATTATTGTCGTTCATAATCTAAAAAAGATTTTAACAGTATACGGTATTCTTTTTTTGCTAGTGATATAGTACGGCCGTCGTAAATATCGTGGTGTAATTTACATAACATAGCTACGTTATTTATATCGTATTTACGTTTAGGGTTACCGCCCATACCTATACCGTGTATATGCGCCATTTCTAATTTTTGATCAAAATTATTGCATTTAGGCCACTCGCATTTATTACCGGCTCGGTCTAAAGCTATAGCCCGCATTTTTTGAAGTTCGGTCATATTATTCTATAAATTGACCGTACGGGTTATCTTTTTCTGTTCTGTAAGTTTTACCCGATATATGAAGTTTTTTTAATGCGTATTGTACTTGTTCGTATTCCTCTTTAGTGGCGTTAGGCTCTATATTTAATTTTAAATTGTAATCTTCTCTCTTATATAAAAAACAATGTATTAAAGGCGTACCCGCTTGTATTTGAAATTCATTTTTTAATATTTCGAAAGGAAACGCAATAGTACCCCATTTATCCGCCTCTACTATACCGGTTAAACAACGTATATCTTGCCTAAAATGGTAGAACGGATCTTGATACATAATATTATATCCCTCCGGTACTTTAAAAACGTATGGTAATTGTAATTTAAGAGTTCTATTATCTATAGTTCTTCCTATATCCATATAAATAGTTTGCTCTAGCGGGTGGTCGTCTATATGATAATCTATTTTATCTTCATAAGATTTTCTAATAGAAGTGTCCCATATTTGTTGATCTACTCCATTTTCATCTTTACTTGTTGTAAAAAACATATTTGACCACGCGGGTATAATAAACCCACTAGTTAAATAATCTTGAATAGCCGGGCAATTTTTAGCGGCCATTACTTTTTTTTCCGGATATCCGCTAAAATGTTTAAAAGTATCTAAGTGGTTTGATATTTTTTGTTTTTTATACCAACTAGGTAAAAATTTATTAGCTAATTGAGGTGGATATAACTTTAGTACTTCTTTATATTTATCTATTTTAGGTATTACTTTAATTTCCATATATTTATTATATCGGTATTTTTAAAACTATATTAAAAAATTAAAATTCTATCCAACCGGTAGTATTATCACTTTGGTATAAATCTTCGTCCCAATAATATAAATCTACATTTCCGGGGCAAGTTATAGGCGCTATCCATTTAGCGTTTTCTAAATCTAATACCCAACTCTCGTATGGTTTAGGTAGTATAAAAATGTCATTTTCTTCATCGTATATATATCCAATACCGGCATAATTTCCTCGATAAGCAGTACCACCTAATAAGTGTGAATTTTCAAAAGTGTTATAACTAGTTCGTAAACATTTTATAGCATTATCTCTTTTAGATAAATAATATTCCTCCCAACTAGTAAAGCCGTTAGGTAACGTATCTAAATCGTCTTCTTCTTTACCTACTATAACTTCTATTACGGTGTCTGTATTGTCTAAAAACGCATAATGAGCCAATATATTCTCCTAACTAAACACTATTGTATCTGTACCGGCGGTAAACGACACTATAGTATCGGTACCGTCTGTAGCCGTTGAGTAAGTTAAACCCGCTCCAACTGTTATAGAACGATCTGCGGTTACAAACCTAAGTCTTACTATACCCGACCCTCCGGCACCACCGCCACCGCCGGCACGACCGCCACCGCCACCGCCACCGGTGTTTACTGTACCTGCGTTAGCGTCTACGCCGTTTTGGTTTGATCCACCATTACCGCCACCCTCGTTACCCGAGTTATTTGGTACGGAGTTATTACCTGCACCACCGGCACCACCGCCGGCTAGTCCTACTCCTGATCCTGTAATATTTGAAGTTCGCCCGGCACCTGCGTTACCGCCCGAAGTTAAACCTGAATTATCCCCTGCACCACCATTACCGGCAGCACCGCCACCGCCACCGGCGGCCGCTACGCCCGATCCTACTGCGCCACCTTGACCACCTTTGTTTCCCTGTAATTCGTATTGTGTTCCACCACCGGGGTTATTAAAACCTGCACCACCACCGCCGGAGCTGCCCCCGTCTGCACCGGTAGACGCATTATTTCCAAGTGAAGTACCACCATTACCGCCACCTTTTGAAGTTATAGTAGAAAAAACGCTATCACTACCAATTGCACCCGCACTACCACCGGCGCCAACTGTTACTGTATATTCAGTACCTACAACAATATCTACATTTACTTCAGTATCATTGCCTTCGCCACCATTACGATCGCCCGAGTAATTTGTGCGGAAACCACCACCACCGGCACCGCCACCGTAGTTATTTCCACCACCGCCACCGCCACCTACAACGAGGTAACTAGGTTGGAAAGAAACTGCCGCCGCGCTTGGTGTAGTAGCGCTTACACTTTTAAATTTACCGCCCTCAAACCCACCGTTAGATACTTTAACGATAGACATTTAACTAATCTCGCTACCAAATAGGCTAAAAGATACGTTAGCGTCGCTTGCTCCAACACTTATAACGTCGGTTGCGTCTATAGTTATACCTAAAGTTAACGTAATAGTGTCGTTTGAGGTAATCGTAGTATCGTACGCTAAATAATGTTCGTTAGCTAGAGTTGCACCGTCGGGTTTTACTGCAATCCTAAACGTATTATCTGCACCCTCACGGTTAGCCACTACAATAGTACTTATTATAGTTTCTGTACTAGCCGGTACGGTATATAAGGTTACATCGTTAGCGCTTGCGTCCCCTGTTTGTCCTAAAACTTTATAAGCTACCGCCATAATTTACTCCTTTCTTTTATGCTCCTATTAATAAAAATTCACTAAAAGCGGCTCCGGTTGTTGCTAAATTAGCTATATCTTGTGCCGTTGTTTTTTTAATATTATTACTATCGTCTATATCGCCTATTAATAATTCATCTCCTCCGGCAACTGTTGCGGAAGTTGACCCGTTTATATCTACGTTTAAGGTAACTGCTCCACTTGTACCACCTCCGGAAAGTCCGTCGCCGGCGGTAACTCCGGTAATATCGCCCTCGCCAATAAAATTCGTCCAACCGGAGTTATAAAATTGTAAAGTACTTGATCCTGTTAAAAATACGAATTGACCGTCTTCTGGACTAGTAATAGCTGCGTCGCGTGCCGTAGCGTCCGCAAATACGCAAATACTTTGTTCCATTAAATAATTATTTACATCGCTTGCGGTAAGAACTTCACCGGTTGCAAAAGTTTTAAATCCACTAGGCATAGTTTTATATTATCCCTAATAAATCTTGATCAACGCAATATGACATTAATAACCCAACTTATCTTCGTCTAAATGACCGAATAAAGCATTATCTAAACGCATAAAAGCTTGTTGCTCTGCTTTACTTAATTGATACGTAACTTTAAAAGTATCGGGTGTGATACTATAAGAAATACTATCTAAAGTTTCGTAGCTAGTTAATTGGCTAGGCGTTCCACTACCCGGCGGCGTTAACTCTACTAAAACTATATCCCCTACTTCGCTAGCTAAAATACTATTTTGGCTACCGGTACTAATATCTTTTAAATTTACTTCTAAATTGTCAAAACGTAATAAAGCGTTTTTATATTTACCTAATAAAAATAAAGCAGCGTCATTAACTTCGGTATCGTTATCATTTAATAAAGCCGTACGCGTTAAAGTACGTATTAAGTATTTAAGTTGGCTCCCGGTATCTTCTTGCGTTTGCGTAGTACCGCCCGTACGGGTTAAGTTTATAATATTATATATTTCGTTATCGTCGTTTTTATAATCTACTTTAGTATAAGGTATATCGCTACCGTCATCGCTAAAAATCATAGACGCGCTTGACGGAAAAGTAGTATGTCTATTTTTAAACGTTAATTTACCGCTTTTAGACATAAATAAAAGTCCGTTTTCGCTGCGCTCTATAGTTTGTAAAACGCTTAACGTATTATCGGTTATACCGCTTAAAGCTTGCATAGTACTAATACCGGTTTCTATATCACGATTAGCCGCGCTAAATTTAACCGTACTACTACTTAAAATATTATTTATTAACGTACCGCTATCAGTACTAGAAAAACTTTGATCAACTAGTTCGGTATTATTTATTTTCATAAAAGCGTCAAAACCTATAAACGTAGCAAAAGAGTTATTACTATCCGGGTAGGTTAAATTAATGTCCGCTACAAAGCCAACGAATAAGTCTTCGTATGTACTACCGCCGTCCGTTGTAGCGTCTACGTGCATAATAATAAACGGCTCGATACCGGGATAATAAGGACTACTAGTATTAGTATTTTCATATTTACGACTATTATTTAAAAGCTTTATAGCGCAACTACCGGTAAAAAAGCTATCTAAATCTTTAGATCGCCCACGACTTATAGCTACGTTTTGCACGTCGCTAGTTACGTCGGTTAATGTAGTAGCACCGCCTAATTCAGCAAAATCTAATTTACCCCTAACTAAATCGTCTAAGGTAAAAGTATTCGGGGTAAAACCTAATCGTACGCGTACTTGCGGCGTGGCCATTATACAAACCTAAGATTACGTCTGTTATATTTTTCGATTTGCTCAACTATTATACGGCCTACTTCGGCACCGTCGGTACCTAAGCCCGCGTTAACGGTTAAGTTTATAGTAGGCGCTAGGCCAATACCCCCGCCAACTCTCGAGGGTAACGGAACTACCGCTTCGGCACCTTGTTCGCCAATCATAGCGACAGTAGGTTTAGTTACGATACCACCTTTGGCCAATTTTGGTATGTTAGGTATATCGGGTGGATCAATATCTATTCCGAAAAAGCTAAAAGCAAGTCCGCTATTTAAACCATTAATAAAGCCGTTAATTTTATCTATAACTTTATTAAATACAAACTTAACGCCCTCTAGTACTACGCCGGCACTAGTTTTTAATACGGTAGTAATAGTTTCTATAAAGCCTTTACCAAACTCTTTTAATCTAGGCCAAATAAAATCTTTAGCTTTAGTTAAAGCATTTAAAAAGACGTCTTTTAATGTACCTAATAAATCCCACCCATTTTTAAAATAAGCTAATAAATTTTTAAATATATCTTTAAGTGCTTCAACTGCACCTTTTACGTCGCCACTAAATAAAGCTTTTATAAAATCTACTACACCTTTAAAAACATTAGCTAATAAATTAAATTGAGTTTTAACGAAATCAAAACCTGTTTTCATAGCATTTTGAAAACCGTCGCCTCTAAAAAACGCTATAAAATTACTAAATAAGTTTTTAAGAAAATTTATACCGTTATCTATAAAGTTTCTAAAACCCTCAAAATTATCGTATGCGTACCTAAATCCCATAGCAAGCCCTGCTATAGCCCCTATTATGAGCGTAACGGGACTAAATAAGGCTGCAAAAGCACTAGCAAGACTTATTACGCTAGCTAGTAATATACCGCCTATAACGACCGCTAAACCCGTAAAAGCTACTTTAGGGTTAGCTTTAAAAAACGTAATTATTTTGTCTACTACCGGCGCTAAACGTTCTTGTAACGTAGCAAAAGCGTCTTTAAGTTTATTTATAGTATTAACTACCTCGTCGCTAGTAAAAAAGCTTTTAACGTTTTTAACGAAGTTTTCTAAGCCGGGTCTAATTTGATCAAAACGCTTTTGGATATTATCTATAGCGTCTATAAGTATTGGCGCTAACTTTTGGCCTATTTCTATTTGTAATACTTGAAACGCTGCTTTTAATTTTTCTAAAACTAAACCTATACCCTGCGACCCCTGTTCGAAAGCGGCGTCGGTTGCACCTATTGCATTTTCAGCAGCTAAAATTTCACTAGCAAATTTTTCGCTACCTTTACCGGTTAAAGTTTGAATAGCACCGAGAGCCTCGACCGAACCTACGTAATCCGCTAGGGGTTTACCGTTAGCTTTAGCACCGGCAGCAATTATGTCAAAACCCTCTTTTAAGTCGCCGCCACCCGCAATAAATTCTTCAAAGCTTTTACCGGTTAGCTCTTTAAAAAGTTGACTTATTTTTGTAGTAGGTTTAGCTAACTCGGATAAAGCGGCTCTAATTTGCGTCATAGCTACGCTAGTAGGAGTACCGGACGCGGTTAAGGTTGCTACGGCAGCCGTAACGTTACCAAATTCTATACCCATAGACGCTGCAATCGGTGCTACGTTGAACATAGCTTTAGATAATTGTTCTACGGTAGTTTTACCACCCTTAACGGCGGTAAAGATAATATCGGACGCCTCGCCTACGCTAATTACATCACTACCAAAAGCATTAACTACGGTAGTTAAACCGTCTACCGCTATACCTAATTCGGTAGCACCACCTACGGCTAATTTATTAGCTACCTCTAAAAAAGCAAAAACGTTATCCGGTGGTACGCCGGCTGATAATGAGTCATATAACGCCGGGATAACATCTTCCGGGAGTTTACCTATGCTTTTAGATAGCTTTAAAACGTCTTTATTAATTTGATCAAAAGTTTCTTGGCTAGTACCCGGTAAAAGAGTAAATACCTCGTTCATACCGTTTTCAAAATCTCTAAACGCTAATAATGATTTGCCGGCGGCCGCAGTTGCAGCTACGCCTATACCCGCTACTACTTTATTTATAGTATCGCCGGTAGCTTTCATTTCACTACCTAAGTCGCCAAATTTTTTACCTACCGACCCTATATTGCCTAAAAACTTTTTAGTATCGGCTAAAAACTCAAACCTTAACGTTTTAGTACTTTCGGCCATTATTTATTTTCCTTTATTGCTTTTTTTACTGTTTCAAACATACGGTCGCTATAATCTTCTGTTATACCCGGTACTGCTTTAGCTATAGTTGGCTCGGCTACGTAACCGTGTATTTTTGCACCCTCCGGAAAAACGCCTGTACTACGCCATTTATTGCCGACCCACTTTTTATAAACGCGTCTTTTAAGTTGATTAGCAGGATAAAATATACCGGTAGCGTTAGCGCTAACGTTACTACCTTTAGCCTGCGTTTTATTATAAAAATTTAAAAACTGATAATCGCGGCCAAATTCTAAGTTACGTACGAATTTATTAGTTTTACGAATATCTAAATAAGCGCTACGGTCGGTACCGCCGCCTACGTAACCTTTAGCACCCTGCGTTCTTTTAGGTGCAGGCCTACCATTTACACTTTGCTTTAAAGCCTCAATACGAGTACGGTTTTCTACTTGCTTTGAAATATCTTTATGTAATACCCTTAAAGCTTTTCTAACTTCTGATCCTGCGGATAACTCGCGTAAACCCCTAATAGTATCATTTAAACCCTCTACGGCTATACCCGTATCGCTTGTAGTTTTAAAAATATTTTTAGCCATTTTTATATTCTTCCGCTCGTTTTTGTAAAGCTTGCTGTAACGCTAAAAACATAGGTAACGGTAACTCCGCTACTTCCATAGGATTAAGACCGGCGGCCAAACTAACTTCGGCTATTAAGTCTAAATAATAGCCGGTTGTTACTCCGGGTTATCGGTACCTATTCCGTCTATACTTGCTACGGTATTAAGCCATTTATCAAAATCATCTGTAACGCCGGTACGCTTGCTAGCGTGCCAACATAAATACATTAACTCCTCAAAACTAAGCTTTTCAAGATCGCTAGCCGGTCTTTGACCGAATTTACGCTCTAACGCAACAAAATCTATAGGCCTTAACGTTACTTCCTTTTTAGTACCGTCTTCAATTACAAGCGTGAGTTGGTGTAACCCTTGAATTGCGGACATACTAAGAAGTCGCTCTAGTTATAGTTCCGCTAGTTGGAAAACTAACAGAAAAACTTGCTAATTCACCTACGCCGTTAGCTACGGGTTGGTGTTGGTTTACTAATACGCTACCACTATATTTAGGGTTAGTACTAGATACTGCGCCGCTAGTAGCCTTAATTTCAAAAGTAGTAACAGTTCCTAAAAGTGGCCATAATGTAGCGTCGACTTCGCTTGCTGCAAAATCTTGCTGAAAGTCAATACTTAATGTACCGTCTTTTAATCCACCTAATCTACTTTTAAAAGTTTGACCGAACGCAGTTTCTTCAACTTCATCAGCCGTAATATCTAAAGTAACACTAGCAACGTGGTCGCTTAAATCCACGCTGTTAATAGTTACGCTAGCGTCAGTTAATACAAACTTTGCCAATTTAACTCCTTTACTTAATAATTAAATTTTAAGTCGCGTTGATAAAGATTTGCGTAATATGACATAAGAAAAAGCCGGGTCGTTAAACCCGGCTTTTATACGTACGTAACTTTTACTTAGGGAGTATTAGTTACGATTTCTAGCGTAATTAATTGTTTCTAAATAATAATTATCGCTTAATTTATCTTTAACGGTTTTACAGTTACCGCAACGTGGAACGTTATTTTTATTCCAAGTTTTAGCTAAATAGTTATAACATTTACCGCATTTAAAAAATGTAAATTTTTCCGTAATCAAGAAAAATCTTTTTTGTGATAATATATCCATTATTTAACTCCTTTAACTTGTACCCAGCCGTGTAGCTCGTGTCTAGTAGTTTTGAAACCTAATTCATTTAAACCGGTTTCTAACATTTTTTTAATAGTCCAACCTTTAGGAAATCTAAAAGTTACGGTGCAATCGGTTTTAGTTGCAAAAATATTTTTTCCGCTTTTACCCCAAAAAGTAATTTTAAAAGTAGCTTTACCACCTATAAAATCCTCTACGTGTGTTTTAGTACCGAAGATTATGTCAAAGTTATTATCTAAATCAACATTAGAATTTGATAAATCGACTACTTCGTTTTTAAACCAACCTGTTTTTTTACTCATCTATTACCTCCCTAAGTAATTCGTTTAATGAGGAGAGTATATAACTAAAACCGTAAATAAGTCTTTAGTTTTTAATATTTTTTAAAAAAATATAATTATTTTATAGGTACGGTAACTTGTAAAGCCGTGAATTTTAAACGCGGCAAAACGGCAGAAATTAGCCGGTTGAAGTGCTTATTCTATACCAATCGTAGCGTGAATACTAAAACTAGGAGTAGTACCGCTAACGGTATAAGAAAGTCGCCAATAATCGTCGGTTATAGCCCCGCTAACTTTTTTTATTTCGCTAGCTATAGCGGTTATATCCGTAAAGGTAGCTCTAGTAGTAGCACTAGTAAAGCTAGCGTTATCATCGCTTTCTAATACGAATGTAATAGTAGGGGTACTCGTACCGCTAACGCCAGTGCAATGTATCGCCGCGTATATGCTTTCGGTTGATGATACGGCGCCTAA